AGCGCCTTCAAAATAATCTTTTCATTGTCATCTATCGAAGTTTGAAAATCTAATTCTTTAAAATTTACGTTTGAAATCGAATCTACTTCGATTCCGCCGTCTAGGATAAGAGGTCGTCTTCCTCCTGCGTCTGGACGGTATCTTGCTTGCCAAGAAACCATCATACGTTCTTTAATTTTTTCGGAGAGTGTATTAGGAGATTTAAGTACTAAACCTGGTACTGCTCCATTCTTAAAAAAGTTATCTTGGAAGGCTCTCATGCTTTTCATGAGAATCATAGTACGTAATGCAGGCTTTAGCCTAGGTACTCCACGATAGATGGAGTGGAAAGAGTTTTCTTTAATATGAATAATCTCGTCAGGACTAAAAGTAATATCATGCATTGTGAACTTTTCAATATACGTCTCTTTACTAGAATGAATACGTACATCTGTAGCCGGTAAATGATAGAGATGAGCTCCATCAAAGTACATAAAGATATTACCATCAATTAAAAAATCAGTAATAAGATTACGCTTAAAGCTGTTAATGTCTTGATAAGGATTAGGAGATTTGTTTAAAAGAATCTCTACCTTAGATCTCTTGATGCCAGGAACTACGCCTCGAAAAGCATTATCTCTAGAAACAGTAGTAGGAATCTCAGCTACGTCATCTACGATCATATTTACGCCGCGATTAACGATTTCTAAGTCTTCATACGCTTTTTCATAACTAAAGCTGGGCTCTCGAGAAGAGTTAATATCATTGCCCATATGAAGCTGTGCAGGATTTAACTTCTCCTCAACTTCTACGGGGGTTTTCTCAAAAATATTATACCATGCCATTATGTTTTTCTCTTTGAATCTCTACCCAACGCATTTGCTTTTTTGCAGTGCCTAATCCCGGGTCTTTGCCATAAATTGAGTGAAGTCTTAAATGATGAGTATGACATAATGTAACTGTGTAATCATATAGCTCAGCATGGTGTTCTTCTATAAAGTCATCCCGAAGTGCTTGTATGTATTCAGGATTGTGTTTGTTTTTTGTCAACCATTGATTTAGTAATGGTGTTAAACTATAAAAATGGTGAAAGTCAAGCTGCTCTGTCTCACTGCAAATCTCGCAAGCGTTCCCTTTTTCATACTTGGACTTAGCCTTGTCTCGTACATACTTTACAACATCGCGTTTTAACTTAGGCATTTTCCATTAGTTCCTGAATTTTCATCTAAAGAATTATATCGACTTTAGGGTGACTTGTCAATAACTATTTTTCATCAGGTGTCGCTAGAAGGATACATTTGCGGTTTGAAATGAATATAGTCCGTAACGAAGACCGTCTGCCATGTGTGAAGCCATATTATGCCTCGGTTTTTCCTTTAGTAGATTAGGATTAGGATCCCATTGATAAGCATCTAAACATTTAAGCGACTCTTTGCATTCTTGATCGACATAAAGTTTGTCGTTGTCAATAATCCCTGATACATGTCCAATTCCATCCAGTACAGACTTCTTAGCGTTAATGGTGGAGATGTCATAGTTCTGCGCGAGATCGAACCTTGTTTGTTGAGCAGCACTGTCAATATAGATATAATCAATATCCCAACGATCAATAAGTTTTTGTATTTCAATAGCATGTTGCTCTGTAGTTCTCTCCGAATTAAAGTACTCATCAACTAAGTAGTATTTTTCCTCATCCCAGTCGTATGCGATTACACACAACGCTGTAGGATCCTTGTATCCTACGTCCAAGCCCGCAAAGACATCCATCTTTGAGGTATCTAATTGAGACAAGTCTTTTACCTGTGTCTCAAAATCAAACTTCCAAATCTGACCTTCATAAGTATTAAAGTCAGCTTCGTATTCTTGCCGAAACTCGGCTTCTGACATAGACTTACGTGCTTCTGCTATATCAGTTTCTGACATTCGAGGGTTGTCTCGATATGTCGCTCGTATACTACACCATTCTGGGAAATCTTCTGAAAAGCCTCTATAGAAGAACTCCGAGAACCAGTTGTTGCGACCCCGTGGCGTGGAAATAAAAATTGCTTTGGAGTTCTCTTTATCTAGCGTGGGTCTGAGTGCCACATTGAACGCATCTTTTCCATCAGCGAGAGCAGCTTCGTCAAAAATGATAAGGTCGTACGAACGACCAACACAAGAGTCAACTTGATTAACTGATCCCATACGTACTGTAGATCCATTTGAGATTTCAATAACTTTATCTTTTGCATTATCTTTTGTAACCTCTAAGTCAAAATGTTTAATTAGGTTCCTTTGTAGATCGAAAGAGATCTGAGACAAAGAATAGTTTGGGGACATGATAAGGATGTTAGAGCCAGGCACTAAAGACACGAGCTGTCCAATAATGTTGGCAATATAAGTTTTGCCTTGCCGACGAGAGACGGCGGCAGAGACAAAACGGTATTTAGGGTTGTTAATCGCATTTATAATTGCTATTTGCGATGGCAACGGTGTGACGTTCAATAGGTTTAAGTACGGGCCTATTGGAAGTTTTAAGAACTTTGCCTCAGATCCTAATTCAACTATTTCGTCGCAGAGTATATCTCTACGACTTACTTCAACTGTCATATTAATCTTCTTTTTTAACTAGTGTCCAAATACCATAGGCTAAACCAACCCATGCCATCATTTTTGCTAACCCGCCGAAAAGTATTACTGATCCGCAGATTCCAATAAGCATTGCACCATCCCAAGATGTGCGCTCTTTTAATAAACCTTTAATGAATTTCACAATGAGTACCCCTCTTCTTATGTCCGTTCCAAGCTACAAAACCCGCTAAACGCAGTGTCCAATAGGCTAGATAATTTAAAACACGGAAACCATTTACTTCTATACAAATATCTCTAAAGATTCCGTCCATGTGCTTTTGATCGTGGTATCCGATAATAGTTCCATCGGCTCTCATAAGAGTAGCATACTTATAGCCATAGTCATGAACTAAACCGCCCATGAGTAATACGCCGACAGGAGAAAGAAAAGTTGCTAAAAACTTTGGTACAGATGCTCCGTCAAACTCAAAACCTTTAGGAATCTTGTACTGCTCTTCTCCGATAGTGTAGTAAAAATCTTCGCAGATTACCCATTTACGACTACCCATTAACCACATTAAAATGCCTTTCCAGAAACCTTTATCTTTTGTTGCAATTGGTACAGGCTGCATTTTTGGCATTTCTGGGTATTTAAAATCAATCAGTACTTCTTCTTCTTTATCAAATTTATTTACTAACCAGCCCGCAAGTACTAAAACGCCTAGCACTGTCCACTGCCAAAAAGTCATTGCTAAATCAAGTAACATTTCCATTATTTCTTACTCCCTACTGCATCTGCGGCGAAGAAGGCCGACACTAGTACTGCGATTGAGGCAAAGTAAGTTGGAGCTATATCTGCAATTAAATTTGCCGCTTGGTCTAATGCAAACAAAGATGTTAGAAAGATACCAAAAGGATAAAGTAGTAAACCCCCTAAAGAAAACCATGCCATCTTACGAATAGCATCTCGTTGAGCATCCTTATCTTCTAATTCTTTACGTTTAAATTCTAAGTACATTTCTTTTTCAGTTTCGGAAACTTCTCCGTCTCCATTTGTATCTGCGGGGTGAAACCCAGTTTTTTCGTCTACCATTTTACTTTATCCGCCCAATATGCTGCTGACATTTTGCCTTTAGCAATATTCTTGGCGTGTCTTGCTTTAAAGGACGCCCTTTTCTTTTTCATTGCCGTAGACTCACCGGCCTTCGGCTTCCCTGCCGTTGAAGCTCCCTGCTGGCCAAACCTTATTGTCTTCACTTTAGTGCCTACTTTGGCTACTACAATGTGAGACTTTTTTGCGTGTCCGGGAGTGCGTTTAGGCTTGTTATAGCCCGATACTTTTGCTCTAGTAAGTCTTGAGTCTTTCTTCTTTGCTTTACGCTTTGCGGGCATTGTTATGTCCCCTTGACAAGACGTGTAATTTTACTTACTATCATCTTGATTGCAGTGAAGTATG